GATTTATTTTCAAGAAGTTCAAGTACTGTTGGTTCTAATGATTATTCCGAAATAGGATTGCTTTTATCAAGTAGAGCAAGTCAAAATTGTTACATCCAATATCCAAATGGAAATATAGATTCTATAAAAGTTGATTTACAGAATTATGCTGGATATGACGGATACGATATACATAAAGAGCTTGAAGAATATAATTCAAAAAGTGCAGACAAAATAAAAGATGGAACAGTAATTTTTAAAGTTGTTATTTAGAGTGTTTAATATTTTTCTATGTTCACGAAAAATGAACAGTAATTAAAAATGAATAAAGATATGGAAAAATGATTTTTAATCATAATCATAGTTTTAGTTTTTAGTTAATAAATTGAGTTAAGTGGGTTTCGGTTTGGTTTATCGAATTTCCGAACCACCCACTTATTTCTAATGAATTTTGGAGTAAAATTTTACTTCATTTTTATTGCCAATTTAGAATGATTCTAAATAATGGCTAAAAAAAGACTAAAAGTTGGTTAAAATAATAATAAAAATAAAGAAAAATATGTAAAAACGAAAGAAACAAGGAAATTGATTATGAAGAAAATAGGAGGTTTTTATGCCTAAAGGAAAAATAAAAAGAATGACGATAAGTCCAATTGATGTTTCAAAATTAACGGCATTAAAAAAAAGACGTTACTATGAGAAATTAAGAGAGACAATTGAAAACAATTTAGTAACTTATGCTAATTTTAATCCAGAGATAGATTTTATCTTATTGGACAATTTGATGAGTACTATTTATTTAGTTGATGATGCGTTTTCTCATATACAGAATGATGGTTCTGTATTGAATGTAAGCAAACAAGGACATCCAGTATTTCAGAGAAGTCCTCACGTTGCTGTTTTATTAGAATCTCAAAAACAATTAGAGAAATTAAGTAAAATGCTTGGACTATCGGCTCTTGATAGAGTAAATATGGGTATTGCTATCGAAGAAGCTGACGATGGTTTCTAAACATAAATAGGAGGTTTTATGGGAAGAACTATTGCAGGATACAAGAAAGATGCTAACAGAAAAAAATTAAACAGAAAATACAAATACGAAGTTCTACCAAAAAAAGAGTTTGCTAAAGAAATGAATAAACGTGCTTTAAAATATATCAAAGATGTTTCCACAGGAAAGATTATTGTAAACACATATATAAAGCAAGCTGTTCAGCGTGGCATAGATGATAGAAAACGTACTGATTTGTATTTTAACCAAAAAGCTATTGATGAGGTTTATATGTTTTTTAGTTATTTATTTATCCCAATGCAAGGTCGCCCAGAGCAATTCAAATTAACACCATATCAGGCGTGGATATTATATGAGCTGTTTGGTTATTATAATAAAGCTGATGACACAAGGCGTTTTAGATATATGCTATTGTATACCGCAAGAAAGAGTGGTAAAACAATGTTTGCTATTGCGATATTATTATTTGGTTCTATAAAAGCAGGTGAGTATAATTCTGAGGAATATATGCTTGCAAATACAAGAGATCAAGCAGGGCAAGGATTAAAATATATGAAATCAATAGTAAAAAACTCTCCTGCATTAACAAAGAGAGTTTCTATTAGAAGATTTGATTTATACCACGAATTAAACGGTGATTGTGTTATAAGGTCATTAGCAAGTAAAGCTGAAAGTTTAGATGGACTTTCCGCAAACTATTATCTTATTGATGAAATTCACGCAATGCCAGATTTAAGTCTATACAATGTAATGAAATCATCCACATTAGCAAGGTTTAATCCACTTGGCATTATTGCATCAACAGCAGGAGTAAATAAAGACTATCCGTTCTTTGGTATGCTTGAGAGAGCAAAAAAAGTGTTAGCAAAAGAAAATGAAAACGATTCTATGTTTATTGCATTGTATACACTTGATGATGACGATGATGTTAGCTTACAAGAAAATTGGATTAAGTCAAATCCAAATATTGGAGCAACTATACCATTACAGTCATTGGTTACAGAGTGGACACAAGCAAAAGATTCTATCATAGAGAAATATAATTTTATAAACAAGAACTTAAATGTTTATTTAGACAATATTGAGCAATGGATACCTGACAAAGATTATAGAAAGGTGTTTAATGAAATCTCTATTGAAAAAATGCAGGGTTGGAGAGCTTGGGCTGGAATAGATTTAAGTTCAACAAGAGATTTTTCATCACTTATATTTGTAGTTGAAAATCCTGATACAAAATTACTTCACGTAGTTCCTGAGTTCTATTTTCCACAGAACGAAAAGAATATGTTAAGAACAAGTGGTGTATCATTATTACAATGGGTAGAAAAAGGACATATAAGGCATCAAATAAAGCCTACAATAGACTTTGATGATATTTTTGAAAGAATAGCCTATTGGAATGATTTTTTTGATTTACAACAAATACATTATGATAAGTTTAATTCAAGTCATCTAATAACAAAAGTCCAAATGGAGTTGGGTGTCACTTGTAATATTGCAGCTCAGAACGCATCTTATTTCTCATTTCCTTTAAAATATTTAGAGAAAAAGATTTTTGATGAAGATATTATGATGTCTAAAAATCCTGTTTTAAGATGGCAATTTAGGAATATTGTATTATACCACGATGGTAATAATAATGTTAAAATTATGAAAAATAAATCTCAGGATGCCGTAGACGGTCCTGTTGCTTTAGCAATGGGTATCGGAGCATACTTAGATGACACTTATGATTTTGAAGAGTTTGCCATTAGTGATTGGACTGACAGTAATGATGGTGAAATAAAGAGTGTTTCAGTGATATAAATAAAAATAAAGATAAATGAATTTTTTTAATTGGATTGGTTCTGGGTTGCAAGATTTGGGATTAAGATTTAATTGGAGGCTTGGAGTACCTAAAAATAGTGTCGAACAGGACTATCTCGATAGTGCTGAAGGTGTTGTTTATACGTGCTGTAAAATATTAGCAGATAACGTATCGAGGCTTCCTATCGAGATAAAACATAGAGATGATAGTGGTACTGTCAAATCTAAAGACCATTATTTGTGGGATATTTTAAGAAATACCCCAAATGGCTACCAATCACCACAAGTGTTTCTGTCTACTTTAGAATATCAGAGAAGTTTTTATGGTAATGCGTTTGCATATATCCACAGGAATAAGGCTTCTGGTGAAATACAACGGTTTGAGATAATACATCCAAATAGTGTCAAGAACGCTAAGATAGTAGAAGGAGTATTATACTATATTATCGAAATGGAAGTTGATGGTGTGTCTACTGAGAGAAATGTAAAGTCTGATGATATTTTACACTTTAGAAGCGTGTCTGGAAATGGTATATTTGGTATTAGCCCAATATATGCTATGAAACATGACTTGAATGTTATAGACCAAGCAGGAAAAACAATTACAAACTTCTATAAGAATAATGCGACATCAACAATGGCTTTAAAAAGCTCTATTGGAGATTCGAGAAATTATCAGGCTTTAAAACAGGCACAAACAGACTTTGTTGAAACAAATGGTGGTGCTGATAATGCAGGTAAGATAATAACACTTCCACCAAACACAGAATTGATTAAGGTTGCAAGTAATTATGCAGATGCACAATTAATAGAAACATTAAAATTAAAGAACAAAGATATATTGGCGGCTTATCAAATACCAGAGTTTCTATTTGGTGATGTTAAGAGTATTGATATTGAGAATATGTCTTTAACTTTCAGGTTATATACTATTGCTCCAATTTTAGCAATATATGAATCTGAGTTTGTTTTTAAATTACTTACCACAAAAGAAAAAAGGAGTGGTTTCTATATTGCGTTTGATACTGATAGTTTAATTAGTTCTGACTTTGTAAGTAAAGTTACAGCTATTTCTACATTAGTTAAAAATGGATTGATTTCTCCAAATGAAGCATTACTTAAATTAGGTAATAAAAAAATAGATGGTGAATTTGGCGATTACCACATGATGCAGATGCAATACATACCATTGGAAAAATATCAACAGTATGGATTGGATAATGGTATCACAATTGGTGAGAAAAATACCAAAGAAGAACCTAAACCAATAGATAAAGATAAAAAAGATGGAGATGAAACTTAGAGCATTATCGGAAAACGATAAACGGTATATCGTAGGTTACGCTTCTGTATTCAACAAACAATCAAGGTTAATTTTTGAGGGTGGTCGTAGATTTAAGGAAATAATTAAAGATGGTGCATTTGATGAAGTGTTACGATCTGAGGAATTAAATGTTATTGCAAATCTTAATCATAACGATGGCAATATGCTTGGTAGAACAAAATCTGGCACATTAGAATTAACTGTTGATAGTTATGGTTTGCGATACAAAATAGAAGTACCTGATACACAATTAGGAAACGATACTTATTCTCAAGTGAAACGTGGTGATATTTTTGAATCGAGTTTTAGGTTCGGAAGTTTAGCAAAAAATGTTTCTTGGGAAAGAGATAGACAAACAGGTGAATTATTACGCTATGTAAACAAAGTTGATAGATTGGCTGATGTAGCCTTAGTAACAAATGGAGCTTATGCTTCCACAGATATTGAGGCAAGAAATATGACAGATGAATTTATTGAAAACTCAACTAAAGTACAAGATGGTTTGTGTCAAAGGTTCAGTGAAGATAACGATATAAAAATAGATATGGAAAAAGAGCATTATGAAGATTTAATGAAACGTCTTGATGCAGTACAAGAAATTGTAAATAACATTAAAGAACGTTTTGTTAAACAAGACGAAGAAAAAGCTGAACTTGAAAGAAAAGCACAAGAAGAAGCAGACGAACTTAAAAGAAAACAAAAAGAAGATGCTGAGGCTGAACTTGAAAGGGTAAATAAAGAAAGAATTGATAATTTAGCTAAATTATAGTGAATATGAAATTACATGAATTAAAATTAGGTCGCACAGATGCCATTAAAAAAATGACAGAAATCGCTGAATTAGTATCAGATGAAAAACGTGAAATGACCGATGAGGAGTTAGCCTCATACGACAACTTACGCAGCGAAGTTACAAACTTTGATGCAAAAATCGAAAGAGCTGAGGAGCTTGAAAATTTAAACCGTTCAATTGCTGCGGATGTAGTTGTTGATAAAAAAGAACAAAAAATGGATAAGAAAATTTTTAACATTGCAGAGGCAATTCGTCAAGCTGCAAACGGAAAATTAGAAGGCGCAGCTTTGGAAGCACATCAAAGAGCATTAGATTCTGGTGTACATACAGCAAGTCCAAATGCAATCTTAATACCTTCTGAGGAAATGAACGAAAGGGGTTTAAACATCACAAATGGAGCAGGTTTGATTCATAAAGATGTTACTTCTGATTTAGACATTATTGTACCTGAGCCTGTTTATCGTAAATTAGGTGTAAGAGTATTAGAAGGTCTTAATGGAACTTTAGGATTACCAATGCAAAAACACAATGTAGCCACATTTGTAGGCGAAGGCATTACAGTAATCACTAATCCAAATGTACCATCTGCTGTGGTTATTCAACCTAAGCGTATTGGTTTAACACAATCTTTCTCTAAAGAATTATTGAACAGTGCTAATTCTAAATTATTCTCTCAAATCATCTCTGATATGGTTAAGGGAATTGATAGTGGTATTTCTAAAAAAGTTATTGAAACAGCAATTACAGATGCTTCAACAAAAGTAACAACTGCTGTAACACTAACAGGAAAAACATTAACAGAATTAGAAGAAACTATTGAGGCTGATGGTGGTCGTTTTGTAACAACCAAGAAGATATTTGGTGGTTTGAAACATACTGCTATTAATGCAAGCTCAGGTGGTCGTACTTTAATTAATGGTAAATTTGAAGAAGGTGAAGTATATGACGGTTACGAAATGTACGGTTCTTCTTTCACACCAGCAAAAGGTATTGTATTCGGAGCATTTAACCATTGTACAGTAGGTATGTGGGATGGTATCGAAATTATCGTAGATGTTTACACAGGCGCAAAATTAGGAACAGTAGAAATTACTGTAAACCGTTTAGCAGATGTGGCATTAGTTAATGCAGATGCTTTCGCTTCTTATACAGATGCAAGTGTAGCATAATCAATCTCCTTTGAAATAGGATTTTACATAAGGGGTAGAATCTTTCTACCCCTGTTTTTTAAGAAAGTATTATGAGAACATTTGAAAAAATAAAAAGAAAAATTATTGGCAACCCAATATCTTTAACTTTGGCAAAAAACCAAATGAATATTGAAGATACTTTCACTGAGGATGATACTCTAATAACTCAATATATAGCTGCGGCTGAGGGTAGGTGTTCGGGATTAATATCTCAAGCTATCTTTAAAACAGAAATTACCCACACAATAAATAACTATTTAGGAGGATTGCTTGTAGTAAGGGAAAATCCTTTGAATACATTTACATCAATAAGTATTTTTGATGAAGATGATAACGAAATAGTATTAGCCGATGACGATTATATCATTTATGATGACACAACAAGTTTTGTCATAGAATTAAAAGATGATAATCCACTTGATAAGAAAAAGAAGATTGTTTTAGAATATACAACAGGTCGAGAAGATGATGAAGTAGAACCAGAGATAGTTCAGGCGATACTAATAGAAATCACAACCTTATACGATAATGAAAGAAGTGATTATACAGACTATCGAAACAAAAACAATAGAGCTGTATATAACTTATTATCAAAACATATAATTGATATATAATGGCAGATTCAAGATTACTTGCTGGTAAACTAAGATATAGAATAAAAATATATAACAGAGTAATTACCACAAACGAATACGGTGAGGGTGAAGAATCTTTATCTTTGTATAAATCTGTTCGTGCTGAAAGAAGGTATCTTGGTGGATATGTTCGTAAGGAAGATGAGCAGATGTCACCAGGAGTAACAATAGAATTTCAAATAAGGTTTGATGAGAACATAAACGAACAAATGTATATTCGCTATAACGATGATTTATATAGAGTAAGATATGTTTATCACACTTACGAGATGACAACAACAATTAAGTGTACATTGGATAAAGACAATAAGGTATGATAGGAGAATTAATAAACAAACAATTGCGGAGTTACACCCCATTGACCGATATAATCGGAACAAATGTTTTTCCTCTTGTTGCCCCAATGGAAACAGAATTACCACATATAATTTATGAGGTAATTGGTTTAGACCCTGATTATTCAAGAGATGGTGTACACGATGGTAGAGGTCTTGTTGATAACTTTTTAGTATTGATTAGATCTTATTCTTTAAAATATAAAGAGCTTCAAGAAATTTCTTTGCAAGTAAGATTTGCATTAGAGGGAAAAACAATAAGTACATCTACAATGACAACAAGGAGTATTTTGTTTTCAGGTTATCACGAAAATTTTGATGCAAAAACAGAAAATTACTCATCCACAATACAGATAGATATTGCAATAGATTTGAAGGGAACATAATGGCTAAGAATGGTTTTTATTGGGAGCTTGACAAAAAAGATGTCAGAATGTTATTACGTGATTTAGATAGACTTGATAAACAAGTTACTAAAAATCAAGTAATGCGTAGGGTTCTTAAAAAAGCTGGGCGACCAATCATGAAATTGATTAAGAAATATAACAGAACTGCTTTTAGGGGTGGAAAGAGAATGTCACGAACTTTTAAGTTTAAGCAAAATACATTTAAAAAAGCGTTCGTAACGGTATGGATTCAATCCGATGTTGCGGCAGGGGATGGAATAGGAAGAATGACCACTTGGTTTGAAGAAGGAACTGATGAAAGAACACAAGTTACAACAGGACAAAGAACAGGTAAAATAGACTCTGGTCCTGCAAAAACATATCAAGGTGTAATGGATTTAAAGTTCATTCAGAGAGGTTTTGACAATAAAAAAAAAGAGGCAGTCCAAATTATATTGAAATCAATGACAGAAGAAGTTGATAAAGCTGTTAGAGCTTCTAAGACATTAGTGAAAGGGAATTAAATAAAAATAAAAATAATATAAAATAATAAGATATGGCATGTAGTTCGATTTTAGATGGTTCAATGCTTAGACTTTATATACAAGGAGAGTTAGTAGCTAAGGATACAAGCTCAGATTTATCAATAGATAATAATGTTAGAGAAACCACAAGTAAAACAAGTGGTGATTGGCAATCTTTCGTTAAAGGTATTAAGGGATGGACAATTTCTGGAGAAGCATTGGTTCTTTCAGAAACAGCATCTGTTGGTTCAAAAAAAACAGCAGGTGATATTTACGCTTACTTAGTAGGCGGAGCGGCAGTTACTGTAAAATTAGCGACACCTGTGGCAACTGATGGTTACTATGAGGGTTCAGCTATTTTTAATAATATGTCTATTAATTCTGGTAATTCTGGGGATAATGTTACATATAGTTTTAGTTTACAGGGAACAGGTGAATTAGAATTTAAAACATCATAAAAATAATTTAGTATGGAAACAGGAGTAATAGACGGTGGTTTGTTAAGGGTTCTAATCAGTACAGATGGAGCAACCTACAAAACAGGCTATATGGACACAAGTGCTGATTTAAGCATTTCGAGTGCATTAAAAGATGCAAAAACAAAGGATAGTGGTGTTTGGGATGAGAGTGTTCCTGGAACATTCAGTTGGAGTATAAGTGGAGAAAAACTTTACACAGTAACAGCATCAACAGATCCAAGTGTAACAGAAGATGATATAACAATAGATGATTTATTAACCTTAATGATTCCTGATTTTGCAGGTACAGGGCAACCAGATTGTACAACAGGAAAAGAAAGTAAGTTAGTAAAGATTAAGTTTATGACACCTGACGGTGGAACAAGTGGTGGATGGTATTATTCAGGCGATGCTTATATTACAGATATTAGTATTTCAGCAGGAAATTCAGGTGAGAGTGCCACAGCATCATACACATTGACAGGAATAGGTCCTTTAACTAAGAAGGAAACAACCTAAAATAGCATTTTAAAGAGTTCTAACGGTATTAAATTAATTTTTGGTATATAGGTATCATTTATTAATTTAATGCTGTTATATGTAAAATAAGTAAAAAAGATTGATTGATTATGGATAGTATTAAAGTAAAAGGAAAATCATATAAGTTTAAATTTGATTACCTTGCAGTTAGAAAATTCGCAAAAGAAGTAGGAATTAAAAAACCAGCAGAAATAGAAACATTTTTCTCAAAAATGGATTTAAACGATCCGTCATTTGATGATATAGACAATATCGCAGTTCTTATTCGTTCGGCTATAAAATCAAATAAGATTCCAAGTTTGGATGACATTATTGAAGAATTAGCTACAAATCCAGATAGTTTAACAGGAGCAATTTCATCATTTGGTGAATCTGCATCCGTAGATGTATCAGACGAAGGCGAAAAAAAATAGATTGGGGTGGTGATGTAGAACCTGAAGCATCACCCCAAACTTTTGATGATTTAGTATCATACGCTTGTGGTTATTTAGGCTTAGACATAGATTATTTTTACAGTCTAACAATAGGTGAATTTTACTTAATCTCTAAGGGTAATATCGCAAGAATGGAAGATGATAGATTATTTCAACTTCAAAATACAAGGACACTCTCATATTTCTCTGTCTTACCACACTCTAAAAATATGCCGACAATGGAAAAATTTATGGCACTACCAGGAGATAAGGTACGTGAAAGAAGAAAGCATAAATGGGCTGATTTACCAGAGGAAGAGTTAGCAAAGAGATTTGGAGATTAAAGATAAAAAGAGGGAAAATCTATTATGGTTTTTATTGGACGTATATTTAAGGATTAAATAAAGTATAGGTTGTGTTAAATATCACAGCCTATACTATATAAAACAGAGAAGGGGTGCAGTATGGCAACCAATAATAACAAGTCAATATCGGTCAGACTTAGCTTGAATAACAGGGCTTTCAGAAAAGGTCTTACAAGAACTAAGGGCTTAATGAAAAAATTTGTTGCAGACGTTAAAGCAATGTCCGCATCAATAGCAATCGCAGGGGCTGGAATAACAGCAATCTTTGGTTCAAAGGCGATAAGGGAGTTTACTAAGTTTGAGTTCGAGATGAAAAAAGTTAAGGCAATGACCTCAGCAACAACAGAGGAATTTGCTAAACTTAATGATGCTGCAAAAACTATTGGTAGAACAACAATGAAAACAGCCACAGAAGTAGCTTCATTGCAACTTGTGTTGGCTAAGTTAGGATTTGATCCTAATCAAATCTTAGATATGGAGAAATCCATTACTAATTTAGGTATTGCGTTTGATGAAGATTTAGGTTTTGCAGCAACAAATATAGCATCTGTATTAAGACAGTTTAATATGGAGGCAAAGAAAACAACAGAGGTTACTGATATGACAGCTTATGCTTTCAGTTCTTCTGGGTTGGATTTAGAAAAATTTAGTGAAACAATTAAATATGCAGGTAAGAACGCTGATGTATTAGGTATGTCTTATCGTGAATTGGTTTCAACAATGGCTGTATTAGCTAACTCGGTTCAAGTTGGTAGTAGAGCTGGTACGTCTATGCGTAGGATGATGATAGCAGCGGCTAAGGATGGGCGAACTTTATCTGAAATGTTAGATGAGGTAAGAAATTCCACAAACAAAACTGCAACCGCAGCAAAACTTTTTGGAACACTATCATCAACATCAGCTTTAGTTTTGGCTGATAATGAGGGAGCATTAGAATCGTACAATGAAGAATTATTAAATACAAAGGGTTATACTGAGTGGTTAGCTAAAGTAATGGATAACACCACACACGGAGCTTTTAAGCGATTACAATCAGCTTATGATGGTTTAGCTATAAGTGTTGGTGATTTATTAGCAAACGCTATCATGCCGCTTGTACAACAGTTTACAGATTGGATGAACAACGTTAATCCAGCATTAATAGCAGGAGTACTTAAACTAATTGGATATATAGCAGGTGGCGCAGGTTTGATATGGGCTGTTACATCATTAGGTGGAGTTTTAGTTGGACTTACAACAACAATATATACTTTAGTTTCAGCAGTTGTTGTACTTGGTGTAAAAATGATGTGGACGGCTGGAAGAGCTGCTATAATGTGGATAGCTTCTTTCGGTCCAGTAGGTATTGTTATTGCGGTTGTGGCAGCAGCATTGGCAGGGTTAGCAATAGCCGCTAAGGATGCTGACGGAGACTTAGAGGGTATTGGAGATTGGGCTGATACATTTGCAAACAATATGGCTTTGTTTACAGAGCAATTTTGGACTGGTTTGAAGTTTTTTGCTAAAAACTTTTATAATAATGCTGTCCATTGGATAAATAAGACTCTGAATTTCGCAAAAAAAGTATATGCAGACATAAAGAATTTGATCTCACCAGCAGAGAACCCACATCAGTTTAAGAAAAATGCTGATGATTATGAGAAAAGGGCTAAAGAAGAAGCTGAAAGATGGAAGAAACTTTTTGAACAGAATAAGTCTGACTATTGGAATGAAACATTGCTTAAGAATGGTAAAAACTTTAAAGGAGATTCTTTTGTAGATAACATTAAATCAATGACAAAAGACGCTTTGGC